TAATTTAAAAGGATTCGTCGTAGACGATACAGATGAAGATGAAGACTACTCCGAAGAAGAAGAAGAAGAAGAATATAGCGAGTAATAACGAGCTTAAAAAAATAGATACTTTTTTTATATATGGAAGCTGAAGTTGGAACACCGATTGAGTATAACCCAGACGAATTCATAAATAAAAACAGTACCGGTTTAATAGACGAAGAACAGGAAGAACAACACGACGAAACCGTAGACGATAAATATTACTCACACCCTGCTCAACACCAGGTTTATTATAACCCACAACCTCAATACCAGGAAAAAAACGATATATTTACAAATTTAGATAAAACGGGGTATATTATAATTTTTGTAGCGTTTTTATTAGGGTTTTTCATGGGTAAAACCATGCAACCCGTAATACTTAGACCGGGATAAAAGGTTTACCTTTTATCCAATCGTATTCAGATGTAGTTTGTTGACCCGTAAACGTACCTATATTACCCGTTTTCGGTTCAGTAAAATACGATCTACTCACGATGAGTGGATCTTTAGCCATGTCCTCGGCAACTTTAGAAGGTGTAACTTCTTCACTTTCGACACCACCACCCGATTTACTTTTTTGATCTTTATACACTCTGAAAAATAAAACGACGGATACTAACACTATAAGAATGGTGATTATGTTCAATATAATACTCAACATACTTACATTTAAATAACAAAATTAATTTACGCTTCATCTGGGTTTACATTTTCCGTATTTTTTGATGTCACTTCCTCTTCCTCATCTTTACCATCATCTTCCTTAATCTGCGCCTGTTCCGAAAGCTCAACTTGAGCTTTCTTTGCCTCTTCTTCTTCCGCAGCTTGTAAATCAGCACGAGCCTTTTCGTCGTCAAACTTTTGCATAACTTCCACGGAATTAAACCCTCTTTGTTTAGCCTCCTTTTCCAACGCTTCCTTTGCGTCAGCTTCACGCTTTTCTTGTCGTTCCTTTATTTCCTGCGCAACAATCTCGTCCGCTTCCTTGACGAGATCTTCCATATTCGCATCAGGTTTTTCTTTTTGGAGACGGTCCAAAACTTCACCGGGGTGACTGATAGGAGCCTCGTCTGGTTTCGTATAAAATTGCGAGTTTTCGTCACCGCTTTTGAAATACGTATCGGTACCAGGTGCCTTAACAGCCATCATATCCTTCTTACGTTCAGCAAACATGGCAGCTGCCTGTGCCTGATTTTCCTTATACCCCGTCATTAATTCCTCGAGCTTTTCATCCGCATAGTGCGCATCTTCGATCTGGAGATTATCCGGTGGAATTAACAACCATTTATACATGTCGACGACATAAATATCGAAAGTCGCATCTTCTTTTTGAAGACGTTTCGCGTGTGACGCAGCTTCGTCACGGGAATTAAATGCGCCCCTAATTTTAATACCAAACTTATCGTTTTTTTGTGGTGCTTCTGGTCCTACGACGGAAAGACACGCGTATAATTGACCCGGTACGGTCGTATAATCTTGTTCGAGAGTAGACATTGTTTTATATGTTTATTTAGTACTTTTTTTTTAAGCCTGTTTTTTACTTAGGTTTCCATTTAAGGAACGATGGTAAAGCGACTAAACAACCGAGTAATATGATAGTGTCTATGAAAAGAACTCTATTTTTGATTTCGGGACACCAATTCTTATACTTAACGATCTGTTCCGAATCTTGAGGTTTTATCCAATGGTAAAACATGGCGAGGTACGTTGGTCCGAGGTTACGTTTACATGTGTACCAGTGGTCGTAGTATGCGAGTGCTATGTATGGAAAATATAAGAGTCCTAGAAGGACCCACTTGTTTCTATGAGGTAAAAACCAATACCCACCAGCTAACGCTAACGTAAGCACTATACACTTCCAGTTTGCGACGGGTTGGGTATCGTCACACTTCTTATCTTCGATTTCCATTTCCATTTCCATTGCTATTGCTATTTCTAAGATATTCTGAGATAAAATTTTGAGTAAGTCTATACATATTTGTATTAGTTTGATTTTTTATAATTTGTAAATCCTTTAATTGGCCTAACGATTCATCTTGTAATTCCAAAAAATGAACTATCGCTGTAGTTGTGCGTTTTCCATCTTTAGCCAATCTATTTACATTGTTTTTCTTTTTCTGAGACACTGCCCTATCAAATTCACGTCTTATTCTTTTTTCTCTGCGCTGTAACTCTTCAATTAATTTGAATCGTTCGGAAATAACTTTTGATACATCTTTAATAAGTTTATCAACACGATTAATTTTATTTTTATAGTCTTTAATGTTTTTCGCGTTTCTCCGAAATATATTATTTACCATTTATGTAGTCTGAGATTTTTTACACCCAAGTCGATAGATTCGATAACAAAAATTAATAAAATGATCCAAAACGGAAAAGGAGGTGAAAAAACAAACCAGTGGGGAAAAGTATTCGAAAGAGAAACGAATGATTTCGAAGATGGCGAGGTTGTATCCATTCACGGATACGAGTATGTATATGTAGATCAGGATAAATCTATTGCATATCTCGAACAGTATAAGGGTTTAAAGGAATATGTTAAAAAATTAAAACCGGACGGAATGTTTCGTCGTTTATGTGATAATTATATACATATCATTGAAAAAAAGCATCAGCTAGGTCCAGGTACAACCGACGAAAAGATTGGTTTAGGATCTCATAAACTTAAACAGTATTCAAAAAGGTATCCAAATGCGGATTTTAGGTTTTCGTATATGTTAAACGAGTGTTTTTGGGACTCCTTGAGATACGAAGACACATACGAAATCATGTCTGAAGAAGGTATTGGGTTTTTCTTCGTGGGTGGTGAAAATGCAGCTATGCGCAAAACAATACTCACGAACAAGGGGAAGAAAAGGAATGTTTATTTTCCGGCTAAATACAAAGCTGAGTGGGGTCCTATTTTCGAACATATCCATGCACGAGCACCTCCATTGTTGTAGACGAAGGGTCTTTACTATGTATCGCACGTCTTGCGGGAACATCGTCTATCTTATAATCCTTAAAATTATTGGTTACGAGATCGACTTTTGCATTTGACATGACGAAATCAATTCTAGAACTTTTTAATAAATTAAATAAATCTGTATGATCATCTATACCAAATCCATCTTTCGTATACCCTACAAAACTCTTAACACTTTCCGGTGCGTATGGAGGGTCCGCGTATATAAAATCGTCGTCGTTTACGGTTTGCGTGAACGCGTCTCTGAAATCACAACATTTGAAAACCACATTTTTTACAAGATCTTGTATTTTCACTAACTCTTCTAAAGATACCACTAACGGCGTCGTTTTATAGTGTCCATACGGTACGTTAAACCCGTTCGGTCCTTCCCTATATACCCCTCTAAAACACGTCTTGTTTAGAAAAATTAATGTCGCGGCGTGTGTATATGTCGTAGGTATCAAATCGTTATACGTTTTACGTACCCAATAATAATAACTTTCCTTCGATGTTAGACCTTCCTCTTCAGTTTGTGGTTTACGGTTTACTTCCGTACCGGTTAGCGTATCGTATATTTTAAAAAGTTCAGTTAAATGGTCGTGTACATCTTTAGGATTCTCTTGAATCTGTCTATACATGTTGATTAACTTTTGATTTTTATCGTACGCGTGCACTTTACCTTTTACGGTAATATCTTTACTCTCGAGTATTCCAAAAAGAACGCTACCACCACCCACGAATAGTTCGTGATAATTTTCCATTTCCCGTGGAAAAGATTCCAAAACTTTATCGAGAATTTGTGTTTTACCACCAACCCATTTAATAATAGGTTTCATTTATAATAATTAGAATTTTCTTTTTAACCTTAGTAACTCCATTTAAAAAGAAAAAACGAATATAAATAAATGGAGGAGATACGCAAGTACCATAACGAGTCCAAGCGTCTCCTCATCCAATCGGCTACCCGCGAAGGCGACAGTATTTTGGATGTAGGATGTGGATTCGGTGGTGATCTCCAAAAGTGGCGACACGCCGGGGCTAATATAAGCATGTGCGAACCAAACCCGGACTCACTTAAAGAGGCTAAGTCGCGTGCTAAGAACATGAAAATACGCGTTAATTTTTACGAAGGTGATATATTCGCGTGTCCGCATAGGAAATACGATGTCATATGTTATAACTTTTCGTTACACTATATATTCGAAACGAACACGTTATTCGAGACGTCTTTATTAGCAATTAAGAATAGAATGAAACCCGGAGGTCAATTCATAGGAATCATACCGAATTCCGATAAGATTATCATGAACACGCCCGTAAAAGACGAGTTAGGAAACTACTTTTTAATGAAAGGAACGAGTTCGGGCAAGTTCGGTGAAAAGTTATACGTCCATTTAGCAGATACACCGTATTACGCGAGTGGACCTAAAGTCGAACCTATAGCGCACAAGGACATATTGTTTACGCGAATGGAAGATTTGGGGTTTACTTTAACACTGTGGGAAGATCTTAAAGGGAACCCGGTTTCGGATTTGTATAGTAAATTTAGGTTTGTGTATAAGAAATGATTAGTTTCTGGTGGCGTTACCCGCATTTTTTCTTACGGTTTTTGGCGAATTTGGTGTTTTTGTTTTGTTATTTATTTTCGTCTTTTTTAGGTTTTTCGCGAGAGTGTTCGGTGTGTTTGGTTTGTTTGGTTTTACAAACTTGACGAAATTTATGTTTCTTCTAAATAATGGTTGTTGTGTAAATGGATTTATAACGATTTTTGTGTTTGGGTCAAGACTGTATAAAGCGTTAATATTAGTAATATTAGTATATTTATTTTTCGTTTTTATCCAGTTTAGAAGTGATTTTTCGCGTAAATACTTATTGTGTCCGATGTTTACGGCAATATTACCGACACTAAAATTATACCCAGATATAGGATCGTTACGTTTATTATTAAGGGGTACGTATCTACGTACTATAGGTAGATGTTCAAACTTTGTCGAATTATTCTTAATAATTCTTAAACCAGATCGATTAAGTGATCTTGGTATGATTCTAAGGTTTGGGTTACCATTTACATAAATGGATTTCAGGTTTGGAAGACGACCGATCTCATCTGGTAACGAGGTTAACTTATTATTATCCAAATTAAGATACTCAATGTTTTTAAGGTTACCGATATCTTTTGGTATCGATGTTAAATTATTATGACCCAAATCAAGTATCTTAAGGTTTTTAAGGTCACTGATTGATTCTGGTAACGAGTTTAAACTATTACCCTCCAAATTAAGTTCTATTAGATTTGTAAGGCTACCAATAGATGATGGTAATTTAGTTAAATTATTATTATTCAACATAAGAAACTGTAGTTTTTTAAGGTTACCAATAGATGATGGTAACGATTCTAAACTATTCTTTTTCAACGAAATATGCTCTAGTTTTTCAAGGTTACCAATAGATGGTGGTAATTTAGTTAAATTATTATTATCCAAATTAATATACTCTAGTTTTTTAAGGAGATCAATAGACGACGGTAAATTGGTTAATCTTCTACCTTCTAGAACAAGGGTGTTAGTAGACATGGTCATAACACGGATTTTACGAAGTTCCTGAGGAACTTTGGGTCTGGAGTTACTCATATACCTTTACCTATTATTATTATTGACGTTGTTACGTCTACTCTGAGCGGCGTTACCTGCTTTTTTTCGAATGGTTTTTGGTGTGTTTGGTGTGTTTGGTTTTACAAACTTGACGAAATTTATGTTTCTTCTAAGTATTGGTTGTTTTGTAAATGGATGTATAACGATATTTTCTTTTGGGTTAAGACTGTATAAATCGTTAATGGTAGTAATATTAGTAGATGGTTTTTTCGTTTTTATCCAGCTTAGAAGTGTATTTTCGTGTAAATACCTATTTTGTCCTATGTGTACGGCATTATTACCGACCCTAAAATTCATAAATGTTAAAGCGTCGGTACGTTGATTGTTAATGTTTAAGGGTACTTTGTTTAGGGGTACATTTCTACGTACTATAGGTTCATAATTACTTGGTGGAGTGTTTGGTGTTTTAATTGAACTTTTAATTCGATTTGTTACTTTTTTTATATTTTCCTCGTTACGTTTTAGTTTTGATTCTTGTTTTGCTTTTGTTCCCTTTTTTATTCTACGCACTAATTTACGTAAAGGGTTTTTAGTAGGAGTTTTTGGTTTTGTTCCAGGTTTAGAGTTATAAACTTTTTTTGCTATTTTATTTTTAATATTCCTCGGTAAATAAGGTAAATTGTTTCGTTTAGCGTTTATAACCGCTAATTGGTTTTTATAATAATTAGTATAATTTTTTACGGAGAATGCGTTAACAGAAAAAAAGGTACCGTATATAATTGATTTATTTATTATAGAAGGTATTCTAATGTTTGTGTTACCTGATACGTCAATTTTTTTAAGTTTTTTAAGTTTAGCAAACTCTCTTGGTATCGAAGTTATATTATTATAACCCAAATTAAGATGCTCAAGATTTTTACAAAGACTGATCTCTTTTGGTATCGATTTTAAATTATTCCAATACAAACTAAGTTCCTTAAGATTTTTAAGGTTACCAATAGATGATGGTACCGATACTAAATTAGTATTAGATAAATAAAGGTTTTCAAGTTTTTCAAGTTTACCAATCGTGATTGGTATTTTTTTTAAATTATTAGTACCCAAATCAAGATCCGTTAGATTTGTTAAAGAGATGATTTGTGGTGGTACCGATTCTAATTTATTATTGTTCAACTGAAGTATCTGTAGATTTTTAAGGTTACGAATAGATGATGGTAACGATTCTAATTTATTATTGTTCAACTGAAGTACCCTAAGGTTTGTAAGATTACCGATTGATTCTGGTAATTTAGTTAAATTATTATCTTGTAAATAAAGATGCGTGAGATTTTTAAGAAGACCGATCGAAGATGGTATATTGGAATTGGTTAACCCATCTCCTCCTGCGTGGATACGTTTAATATTCATGTTCCTAATACCGAAGTTACGAAGTGCCTGAGGAACGTTGGATCTGGAGTTACTCATATACATTTACCTGTTATTATTATTGACGTTGTTACGTCTACGCTGAGCGGCGTTACCTGCTTTTTTTCTTA